GTTAAATGCTCAACAAAATCAATCATTTTAGCTTCTTCATTTTGTTTATCAGAGTCTGCCATATTAGAAAACTTCATATCTAATATACCTATTTTCTTTTTTGTTTGAGATCTAAAATTATCATCTATAGCTCTACTTCCAAAAAATATTCTTCTGTGATCAAAATTAGCTTGTAGCAATTCATTTGCCGTTCTAATCCAACTTGAAGTTGGCTTTCTTAAAAATACATACTTATAATCTGATTTATTATATTCATTTTTCGCGGCAATTAAGTTTTGAGGATAATCTTCTGGCTTTTCAAACTCAGTAATCATTTGCTTTAAATTTATACCTTCGTTTTTAAACAGCTCACTTTCATTGCAAGAATTCATAAATTGTACGCCGCCATTATAATCCATACAAATAGCGACAACATTGAAATTCTTCAATATGTATAAAAAGTATTTAATATGATCTTTCAACGAACTGCCAGATAAAGCATAAGAATGAACTAATGTAGAAATTTGCTTTTCTTCATTTAATTTTAAAACTTGAATAGCAAAATCATCAGAAGATTCTGTTTCTGACCAAGAAGGGTCAACAGCTACGATATATTCAGCGCCAGAATGTCCGATTACTTCTATAGAGGGAAGCTCTCCATCTGGAACGGTACACAAAGCCATCTTAGATATCTTAAAATACCCAGAGCTATCATCAGTAAACTGAGCGCCAAACTCTCTCATGAACTGTGATTCACTCATGGTAGCTTTAGCTTGATTAATTAGATTTTGGTCATACAACTGCATAGGAGCGCAATCATAAGAAAATTGCATCACACATCTACGAGTTCTTTCACCCTTTTTAGGATTGAAAATTAAATTCTCATATTGTTCGTATAACTTATATAAATACTCAAATTTAAAAGAGGCAGAAGAAAGAGCAATCAATTTATTATTAGGCCATTGATATCTATCTTTTTCCTCCATTTTGCCCTGCTTAATTAAATTGTTCTCTACTTGATACAACTCTTCTCTTTGTGTAGGGTTCTGTACAACGGACAAAAACGGCACTATAACTTCATTATAAATGCGTTCAGGCATCAACAGGAACTCGTCAATAATAATGCGGTGAAAACGGAAACCTCGCAGTTTTTCACCATCACCCAAGGGTAATGCTCGAATACGGCTTTTGCCTATTTCCATCACCCACTCATCATTACTTTTTGAAACGTGAGTAATACATTGCTTTAGTAAATAAGCTTCTGGTTTTGCAGCGATATCTTCAATTTTTTTAAAAATCATTTTAGACTGCCGAAAAGATCTGGAAAGAATACCTGTTTCAACTCCTTGATTCAAAATAGCGTCTAAAACGGCATAAATTCCAGTTGTATAACTTTTACTCATACCGCGAGACCATACTCCTAAAAAATAATCACTTTCTAACATGCTTTTAATAGCCATATGTTGAAATGGGAACAATTGAACGCCAGTGATTAAATCTGTAGCAAAAGTTGTATTATTTCTTAAAAATTCATAAAATAAAAGTTTAGCCTCTTTTTCTTCTAAGAAACCTTTCTTTTTTAACAACTCCTCATTAGTGATATATTCGTTTTTTCTTGGTACTTGATTACCTGTTTCCCAGCTCATAATCTAAATAATATTGTACATCTACATTCCATAAAGAACTTCCAAAATAAAGAAGCCTTGGAATTAAATCTAAAGACTTCTCTCGATCACCTGTAAAAATAAATTGAACGCTACGAGGATATTTATGAGTTAAGTGTCTCATATTATGAAAAACATATTCTAGACTAGTTTTGCGGCGAAACTTTTTATGATTATATTTTATTTTATTTATGGTTGTTTCAATAACAACAAACAAATAACTATCTAAAGCAACAGCTTTTTCTATTTCTCTACTAAACCTTTCTACGCCAGAAGCTAATGTTCCTAAGAAATCTGTTTCGCTTTTTCTGTCTACATATGTATATGTATATTCACCTTGATTATTTAAATAATCACCAATATATAATTTTTCTTTTTTTGTTTTTTCAAACGGCAAAGGATCTTGCTCTCTAGTATCAACTAAAATTTCAAACTCAGGAATATCTTTATCGTAAAACTCAAAAGGCATCGGCTTATTAAAAATAGGTTCTTTATTTATTGCGCGACACGCTTTACTATATGACTTAAAATGTTTTTTAAAAATATCAATAGGAGGTAATTCTAAAGTTTTTAATTCGTTATGGAAAGGCGCGTATTCATACCCTTTTTCTTCTACCCTCTTCGACAAAAGTTCTAAGCATTTAGCTTTTACTAATTGACTATCAGCATTCTTTTCCCAAGCTAACAATTCATTTAAATCAATAAACTCTTTCGAAAAATAATCTACTTTATTTATAAAAGGTATTTGCTTTTTATAATACAAAGAGTAACGAGGATAATATTTACAATAATATTCCGCTTGATAAAGACCGTGCTTTTTTAAATGAGCGTGAAAGGATTTATCAGTTTTAAAATTTAGTTGACAAATCTGACATTTATTCATATAGCATCCTCCTTGGACACACCTAAAATTCTAGCTTTCCATGAAGACATACTCTCGAATCTTTCCGCTTCATCTTGCACAGCTTGTTTTTGCATCTCTGCAATCTGTATCATCATACTTCTCTCTTTTTCGTCTTGAAAAAGTTCAACTAAATTTAAAATAGAAGCATTTTTTTGATGACTCCTTTCTACTCTTTTAGCTCTTTCACCATTAAGTTTTTGAATACTCTGATCAATTCTTTTTGCACATTGGTTATATTCTTCGCTAATCGTTTTTAAAATTTCAGTTAAACGAATCGTCAAGTCATTCTGCTCTTGAGTTTCGCTAAACATCTCATTAACTTTATTTTTCTTGATATCTATTTGTCTTAGATTAATATAATCCATACAAACATTTATATACAAATTAATTTCATCTATTGTAAGATCTGGCTTATCCCAAATAGAGCGAACGAATTCTGCTTCAAATAAATCTTTATCTGCGCTACTTCTATAAGCATCATAATTAGCAACAAAACGAGGGCTTGCCAAATAAACCAACAAACGTTCTAAACATTTTCTATTTTGCAAAGATAATTTATTTTCATCTAAACTTTGGCCACACCATTTATTGACTTTGTTAAGAACTGTTTTTAAAGATCTTGGTACCGAATATTTCTGATTTACTCCCGATTCTGAATCTACTAAAAACTGAGGGTATTTTTCTTTAATATATTTATGCACGGCTCTATATTCTGCTGTAACATGAATATTTAGATTCTCTGTGCCTTGAAATTTTTGATTAAAAATTAATTCTGTAATTTGTTTCGGACTCATGTTTGACTCAATATTTTGATCAATAAAATTCTTTTGAGAGTCAGTAAGTATTTCTTTAGCATGAGAAAATCTTTCTCGCTTTTTCTTTTTTATAAAACCTGTTTCTATTAAATAGTCCCTAACAACTTTCGCTTCTTTAGATCGCCCAGTTAAATCTTCTCGACTATGAAGAAGGTTTGCCATAACAATATAATCATCAAGGCCCTCTTCTATTTTTTTGTTAATAAAAATTTTATCTTGGTCTGATAACATAATTAATCTGAAAATAAATCATTATCTTTTAATATTTTTTTAGCCTTCAAATACAGCATTTTTTTCAGGTTCTTTATTTGCTTATATCCCGCTTTTCTTCCTTTTTCATTCGTTTTAAATTTCAATATTTTTGCAATTTGATCGTCAGTTAAATAATCTATAAAAAATAATTTATACGCCATAAATTGCTTATCATTTAAATTCTCCTTCATTAGAGAATGCATTCTTTTTTCTGCTTCAATATAATCATAATCAACACTTGATTCGAAGCTCATATAATAATTTTCATGATTCTCCAAACTGACTGTCATTTTTATATCGTATGCTGGCTTTTTTAATTTCTCCCATTTGGCATATAAAGGACATTCATTACACTGTACTTTACTAGCTGTAAATCCACAGGAATCTTGATAAACGACTTCTATTCCTTTGCTAGTATTAAATGGGCACGATAAACAAGGTTTAGCTATAGAAGTATAATTATTACGAATAATATTTCTTATTTGATTCGTAGCTATTCTGTTCACCCATGGCTCTATAGGTCGAGACTGATCCCATAAATGCCATTTTTTATAGATATGTAATTTTATTATTTGCTCGATATCTTCAAAATCAAACCATGTTATAGCCTTCAGCCTCCACTTAGATTTTCTTTTTTTTATGACTTCATCAATTTTTTCATACATATCCTCAAAAGTTTTCTTTTTAGCTTTCATCAATATCTTGCATACCTCTCGGAGCGCATTCTTTTAATGATTGCGCTAAATACTCTTCTTGAGTCAATTTCTTAGTTTGCATGACGGGTCTATCGAGTTTATCAGAATCACTTATTGGAGCTGATTTAAAAAGTTCCTCACCCTTAAATGTAGCATTGCCGCCTTTCTCTATTTCATAAGACAATTTTCTAGGCCTAACAAAAATAGAAGGGCTATCATCAGCGTCTGTTTGAGGCTGATGAAATTGTTGTCTTGGCGCTACCAAAGTTGACAGAGCTGAACCACACGACGAACAAAACCTAGAACCTGCGGGATGCTTAGAGCCGCATTGAGAACAGAATGTATTACTCATTGATATATTATATATATCAAATGATCATTTATCTAATTTTCTAAAGACTTTAACTATATATTTCAATATTTGACTTCTAATAATATCTTCTTCTTCGAAATAAAAACAATGAATTCCTTGCTCTTTACTTTCATCATTATTAAATAAATCATGTATTTTTGTGAAGCCAGATTTAGTGCCAATGTCAGACTGCATAGAATCGCCACAAATAAACATCTTAGTATTTTCGCCAATACGTGTTAAAAGCGTTATCAATTCTTTCGTGGAGTAATTTTGAGCTTCATCCGCTATAATAATCTTATCATTCCATGTAGCACCTCTTAAGAAGTTTACAGGAAATGCTTCGATATACCCTTGATCTTCTAAATATTTAGATTGCGTAATTGGCAATAACTCATCTAGCTTATCATATAAAGGCATCATAAATGGATTAAATTTTTCATCTACTGTTCCGGGTAAAGATCCTAACCCTCTTTCTCCCGCTTCAGCGATAGTTCTAATGTATTTAATTTCATATTTTGGATTTGCATTTAACAAATGTAATGCAGAATAAACTGATAAAAACGTTTTTGATGAACCTGCTACCCCATTGATAAAAATTATCTTCGTATCCCTATGGAAAGCCAACTCCACTAAACTTTTCTGTTTTTCTGTTAAGTCAAATTTTTTTATTTTTAATTTAACTTGTCTGAAAACATTATCTTCTAAAACTTCCTTAATTGTTTCCTTTGGTTGTCTACGTTTTTTAGTTGACATATTGTAATTAATATTACACTATATATATATGATTTTCCATTGTTTAAGCGTTCCTTATTCCGCAACTAAAAAAGATGTATCTTTATGCGCTTTTGTTCAAAAAGTCTATAAATTTTGCGATGAAATGACTAAAAGAGGTCATACTGTATATCATTACGGACATCAAGATTCTAAAGTAACATGTACCGAACACATAACAGTAACTGACGACGAAATACTAAAAAAAAGCTACAATGATTTAAATGCATGGAAAACCCAAGGTTTTAACCAAAATGTAACAACTGAAGCCGTAAAAATATTTAATGAGAACTGCACAAATGAATTAAATAAAAGAATAAAATCAAAAAATGAATTTATATTATGCTGGTTTGGATACGCGCATGAACCATGCGTTAAGCAATTTTATAATAAAGCTATAGTCGTAGAACCAAGCATCGGATATGATTCAATGTTCGCTAATATTAAAATGTTTGAAACATATGCTCAAATGCACAAAATGCATGGCGTCTCTAAATCTAATGTAGAATTCAATAGCGAATTTGTAGTTTATCCGGGGTTTAACAAAGAAGACTTTTTATTCAAAAAAGAAAAATCAGATGTAGCTTTATTCCTAGGAAGAATAACAGAACAAAAGGGAGCTAAAGCGGCATACGATATGTGCAATGCCGTGGGTCAAGAAATATATTTTGCCGGACCAAATATTTTAAATTTAAAAGATACTAAATATTGTAAATTTGTTGGCTTCGTCGGACCTAACGAAAGAAAACAACTATTAGCTGAAGCTAAATTTTTACTCGCTCCCAGCTTTTTCATCGAACCTTGTAATTGGACCGTTATAGAAGCTCAATTCTCCGGCACCCCTACTATCACAACGGATTTTGGAGGTTTCACAGAAACAGTTAAGCAAGCTTATACAGGATTTAGATGTTCAACTTATCAACAATTTAACTTCGCTCTAAGAAAAGGTTATAAAGAAATTGATCCAGCAAATTGCCTTAAAAATGCCGACCATAATTTCACTATAGAAATCCAATCTAATCAATATGAAATGATTTTCAAATCTTTAATTAACAATTAACATCACACCAATTCCAAAAAACTTCTTCCGAATTATAGTAAGTATAAAGAATTTCTGGAACATTTCCCATAGTACAATATTTTAAAGCCCTTTTCCAAAATTCATTATCATGACTTCTCCATTCTTCTGTGCTATAAAAACCTACTTGCAAATAAACTTCTGGTTTAAAAACGCAGGAGCCGTGACAAAAAGGATTTAGATTATCTTTAATTAGATTTTTTTTAATGTCTTCGTCAGATTCAGCATAAATCATATCACACCATATTCCTGTTCCCGTTTTTACATACTTCGCACCTGTTCCACAAATGTCAATTTCAGGATGATTTAGCATATAAGATATTTGTTTTTCTAACTTGTTTTCAACCCATTCGTCATCGCTATCTAAATGAGCAATATAATCAGCTTCGTTGTCTCTAAATATTTCTATTAAAGCTAAATTGGTGGCTGCAGGAACATTTCCTTTGTAAGGGCAATATAAATGCTTTATAAAATTAAAATGTTTTGTAACCTCCCTTAAATTTTCGGTAGAACAATTATCAACTAAATAAACCTTATAAGTGTTTTCATTATTTTTAAAAAAACTTTGATTTTTTATAGAAGTCAAAGCTTTCATTAGCAATTCTTTTCTATTGTACACTGGCATAATTATAGCGATTTTCATAATTAATTAGTTTCTTCCTATATATCCGTTTATAATTATCTCTGTAAAGAAATCTTTTCTATCCCAAAAAGAATCTGTGATATCCATTCCATCTACCGAATACAATCTAAAAAAGATATCTACATCATTGTTTAGCTTTTTTAACATGAGGTAAACATCTTCTCTTGAAAAAATAGATTGTTCACCGAAATGAATTTCTCCAGCAAACTTTTTTACTCTGCTTTTAAATAAATCATAATAATTTACAAGCATTAATTTTTCATAACCTTCAATATCGAATTTTAAAAAATCTATTTTTCGATTTATTATTTTCAATAAAGAAGGGAAAGTTATAGAATTAACTTCTTTAGGAGGAGTGTCATAAATATACCATTCAAATGGCAAAACATTTAATTCATCACTCAAAAAAGAATTTATAATAACAGGCGAATCCCCCTCATCTAAATTATTATAAAAATCCTTAATACAATTTATACTAGCGTCAATTCCAAAATAAGTAATTTTTTTGTCACGATTTTTAAAAAAAAATGGACCTTGAGAACATCCTAAATCTAAAACAAAATCACCGTCTTCAACATCAACAAATTTCTGATAACAATTATTATTAAAAATTTCATTATAAGTTATACTATCGATATTCTTCATAAGATTTCTCTTCTATAAACTGAGACTTAGTTTCCAAATTTATTTTTTTCTTTATTTCAGATCTTTGATCATTTGTAAAATATACAGATCGCGCTAATTCTATAAATTCTTCATCGAATTCTTTTTTCTTTTCTTTTTCTCTTATAGCATCTTCAATAACCCATAATTTTTCATTAATATGAAATAACTTATCATACAAAGAATAATCACAGGTTATTTCCGCAGCACACGTCTTTAAATAATCCCATTCAAACCGGATATTTTTTAATTTATTTTTATCTTTTATTTTTTCTTTTTTTATATCTAAGATAGAAAGCCTATCTAAAATCTCTCCATTCGAAACTTCTATTTTCATATTAAATTAAAATCTTTTCTTAAATGATTTATATTACTTTTAACAGATTCAAAAGATATTTCTTTTGAACACTCAAAATCTTTATTTTTGCCACACCAAACCCAATTGCCTTTATCGAAAGATTGAGCTGGATCATTCCAACAACAATTGCAAACATTTTTATTCTGTACATAATAAGGAGTATCAAAATGATATTCTTTATTAAGAAATCCACATATCATAACTACGGGTTTATTACAAGCCCAAGCCAACCAAGATAAGCCAGAACTTAAACCTATCATAAATTCACAATGATGTAAACAGTTAATTATATCTCCCAAAGATTCGCCGGGATAATGAATTACATTTTTAGGAATAGGATTCATATAAGGATCTCTGCCATAATTATTGTACCTATCTATACAAACTACTTCATACCCTAATGATTTTAAATAATTTACTGTTTTTTTCCAGCCAGATTTATTATTCCAAAATTTTAACTGAGCTGTAGAATGCGTGGCTATACAAACATATTTTTTCTCAAATGGCCTTTGTTTTACAAATGAAAAATCTATAAAAGGTTTAAACTTATCCGAATTATCGACATTAACTTTTAATATATCCCCGACCAATTGTTGCAGAGGCTCAGACATTTTTTCTTGATTGAAGCAGCCTATTTTAGTTATTCGACTCTTATCTGAAATGCTTCCTTGATCAGCATAATCGCGAAAAGTAATTAAAGGGTATTTAGACTTATCAAAAAGATTTTTATTAGGAGTATAATAATTTATATTTATATTATTTTTTATAGCGTATTGATTAACCACAGGTAACCAAGCTATGCTATCTCCTAAAGAGCCTGACTCGTTAATAATTTCATTGTTATTTTTTTTAAAAATAAACTCTTGCATTTTATTATTTCGTAAATTAACAACAACTACTTTACCGCCACAGTCTACAGCTGAACTGCTAGCCCACATATTCACAGATAACTTTACAGTGTAAACCAAATCTCCCTTGCTATTAAAAAATTGAACAGAGTAATCTGATTCTTCAGCTCCTAAAATCTCTATTTTAGCTTCTTGTTCAAAAGAGATATTAAATTGATTATTGTCCTCCGAAGCTTTTAAATTATTTGTTTCCATAGAATTTAAATATTTAAATATATTATCTTCTTTAATATATGTAACTGAATTATTATTGTCAAAACAATCCCCGTAAACTTCTAATTTATTTAAGAAAACATTCATACCCCAAGCGACAGCCTCTTTCAGACATATAGGATTAAGTTCTCTTAAAGAAGGAAAAACAAATAAATCCATCGCCGCCATATAATCATCAACATTATCCTTTTCTCCATGAATGATACAGTTAGAAAGATTTTTTTGATTTTCCGTTAAACCACAATCATCAAAAAAACAAGTATTTCCAACAAAATGAAAATTAATATTTTTGTTAGTTAATCTTTCAGCTAATTCAAATATATATTTTTGATTTTTGTCTTTCGTAAATAGACCTACATGTAAAACATGAAAACAATTTTCATCCAAACCTAATTTTTTTAAAGCTTCTGTTCTATTCGGCCTGACTTTATCAGGTATATCCATTTCTACCAATCTTTTAGGAACATTTAAAAACTCAGAAATTTTAAAATGATACCGAGAGCAAAAATCAAAACCATCAGGTATCAACACTTTATTTGAAAAATTAAAAACAGAATTATGACATGTTTCAAAAATTTTAAAAGTTCTATCTTTTTTATATAAAAATTCTTTTAATTGACTAGTCAATGGTTTTAATGCAAACTCTTCTGCTATTTCGTTAAGATGTATTTCATTGGGGTTAAATAAATTTATATAATTTATTAAATCTATAGATTTATCTCTATAAAATTCATCCGAATCAGATAAAGAACCAAAACTATAAAAAGAATCCTTGCCTACTAGATCTATAATTTGATTTCTTTGGACAATATAAACTTCAGAATATAAACAATACTCGACGACTTTTACTTCACAGCCTTCTGAAATTCTTTTTTCAATTAACCATTTTAAATAAGCTGGAGATCCGCCCGTAGATAAATGGGGCGCTAAAAATAATATTTTCTTTTTTGTAGGCTTATTATTTTCATTTATGAATTTATAAACTTCTTCAGGTGCAGGATGACACTCGAAAGAACTTTTATTTTCTAGACAATTTATTAACGGAGGAACACCTTGTATAGTAGTCCAAGTTTTTACTCCATATTTTATATCTGAAGCACAAAATAAATCACAAGAGCCACTGATATACTTATATTTATAATCCTGAGAATTTTCCCTAAATGGAGCTCTCAACTTATTATTGATTGAAGACCCTAATTGAATGATATAAGTATCAGTGCTGCCAGCTAAATGCAATAAACCTGAATCCATCGAAACAAAAAATTCAGACTTATTTATAACATGCCAACACTGAGATAATGTTAACTTATTTGTTAAATCAATACCTAAATTAACATTTAAGTTAATTACTTTTTTATCAATATCGTAAAATCCTTTTTCACCGTCATTCTTTCCAACTAATACGACTGGTATTTTAGAATTATTTAATAAATTTATTAATTTCTGCCAAGAGTCTTTAGAATAAGTTCTAGAAGCCCATGTCGAACCGACATGTAAAACTACATAATTATTTGGTAAATTTTCTATAATTTCATATTCGTCAGCAATATAATCATACCCCATCTCTTTTTCTGATAAACAAAAACCCAAATCTAAAGCATGAAACTGCCTTATATCAATTGTAGCGTGTTTTTTCTCTACTCCGTGGTCATTCTTCTTTCCTATATCTAAAAACGTCTCAAAAACCTCATGAGGGCCTTTCACGCTTGATCTAACGCGGTCAAACTCTTCGAAAGAATAAAGATTACAAACATATTTATTATTTTTGAAAATTTCTTTATTATGAGTTATAACATTAATTAAACTATCATAAGATTTAGAAAGTTTTCTTAATGTAGGGGTTGAGGCTAAAGTGTCTCCTAATGAAGGAGAATGCACAAATAAAAAATATTGCTTCATATCTCTAGTTAAAAAATTGTAAACAGAATCTTCTACTCTTCGATGATAAAAATAAAGATCGTTAATGTCTTGTCTTGCAGGAATAGCACAGAAAGCTGTAAGTCTTTGCAAGTCTAATTCTGGATTATTTATCTTATCAACCATTAATTGTAATTGATCTTCTCCGCCTTCAATTACATTAATTAATGTTTGCTTTAAATTATCTTTGACCCCATCCCTCCATAAAAGACAGTTAATAACTGTTTCTTCATGAAAAGGAGCTAAAGAAGTCCAATTATTAATAATTAAATCACTGAAACATAAATTAAACCACTCACATATAAAATCATAACAATTTCTATTAAATAAAAATACCCCTGTTTGTACATATGTAAAAGTTCTTAAATTTATATCAATATTTAATTTTTTCATCAATGGAGCTTCTAAACATAAATTCAAATCTACCCCCTCATTCGTAAAAGGATTTCCTTTCCCATTCATGAGCATAAACTGCTGACACGCAACAGTTAACAATGGATGATTAATTATTTTATCAATATTTAAAAATATATCATCACAGCATTTTCGCGCAAAACAATCTGAATCTACATAACAAAAATTATCGTTACCGGATATTTTTAATAATTTACCTTGTAAAATATTTTTTACAAGTAATGGCTTTAGAAAAACATGATATGATTTACAATTTTCGTCGAAAGAACCGGTCAAATCGTTTTCGCCGCCCCTAAAAGCTTCACCAGTATCAAATTTAATATTAATTACATTCTTAAAACGATTTTCATAATCAAAATCAACAGAAAAAAATAAAACTTTATAATTAGAGTGTCTTTCTAAAGATTTAAATAATCTTTCAGCATACTTTATATAATTTTTATCACAATGTGTTATAAAATAATTCATATTAATAATTATTGAAGTTTACATGAATTTCTTCTTTTTTAAATACATTATTGTCTTTTATAAATTCAATTATAAAATAATTTTCAATTCTTAAATCTCTAGTGGTACCTATAAAATAGTTCATATATAAATCAGCAACACAAGAATAAACTAAATTATTTTTATTGTCTAAAATATTTATTACATAATTATCTGGGTCAGTGATTGAAGATAAATCTATTATATTGTTGGCGACATCATATTTAACATCGCATATATTTAATTCAGAAATTAAAGTTTTATGAAGGTGAGGCAATTTTACGTTTCTTTTTTCAAAAAATGTTTTGTTTATTATTAAATTATCTTTCGAATCAAATAAATAACCACATTTAGCATCTTGCTCGCCATGATATTTTATATTTTGGTTATATATTTTATCTTTTACTCTTGGATCATCTTGTATCCAAGAATAGTGATTTATAAATGCTATGTTTTTTTGAATTAAATGATAATCTTCAGATTGTAATTCATGCACAAGATCTTCATTTTGATATTTTAAATCGCAATCAAAGTAAAATTGTTTTACGCCGCCTCTCCTTTGTGCCCAATATATACAAAACTTATTAAAATTATCATCAATCCAATACGGATGTTTCACACAGTAATTTTTAAAATACAATTTATAACAATCAGGATCAGGATTTTCCTTTATATAAGATAAGATATTGCGTATGTCTTTTTCTGTGTATATTTCGTCACAATCAATAACCCAAACTAAATCAACTTTTTGGTCTAATACATAATTCAACATGTAATTACGCCCCTGCTCTTCGGTCCATCTATTTTGTCCGGAAGAATGTAATAAAAAATCTAAATCTTTACCCAATAATTTCAGTAAAGAATGAGAACCTTTCATGTCTTCGGGCTCTTTAGGAGACAATATGTACCGACCATTGGTTGCCGCCAGCACTAAATTAAGTTCTTTTTTTAATTTTAACCACGGCTCCAAACATTTATCAATATATAATGCACAATTATAAGCCGAAAATAATACTCCTATTTTCATTCTTCACATTTTATAT